CCGGCCAGGATGGTTCCGAATTGCCCTCCGAGACGCTGGAAGAGGCGATTTTGAGGAAAACCATGGCCGAAGCGGACCTCAAAGAGCTTCAACTTGCCCGCGAACAGGGTCAGATTGTGGCCATTACCGATCTGGAGCGCGTTCTTGCCAACTCCAACCGCTCCATTCAAACCCAAGTCCTCGCCCTGCCCGCCGGCCTCGCTCCCCAGCTCATCGGCATGGATGATCGTCAGAAGATTTTCAACCTGATCGACCGGAGTTGCCGTTCGCTGCTCAGCAACCTGGCCAACATCGATGCCATCCGCCAGGCCCGCGCCCAGGAGCCGGAATCGGAAGAGGAATGATCCGGCCCCGCCAGCCCTACCAAACCAGCCCCGAGGGTATGGCCGCCACGGGCCGCGCTTTCAACAAGGCGCACAAGATGTTCTTGCCGCCCGCGCCCCTCACCCTCTCCCAATGGGCGGATGAGTACGCCCACATTCCCAAGGAAAACTCCGCTGCTCCCGGTAAGTTCCACACCTCCACGCTGGAGTATCAGCGCGGCATCATGGACGCCATCACCGATCAGGACACCGAGACGGTTGTTTTGATGCTGGCCGCGCAGTCCGGCAAAACGCAGTGCGCCAACCTCAACCCCATCGGCTACTACAGCCATTGGGAGCCGTCGCCGATCCTGTGCGTGCAGCCCACCCTGGCCGAGGCGGAAAAGTTCTCCAAGAACCGCATCGCCAAGATGATCCGCGATACGCCCGTGCTCCGCGAACTGTTTCCCTCGCCGCGCTCACGAGACTCCGGCAATACTCTGCTCAACAAGGAATTCCCCGGCGGCGTCCTTGTCATCGTCGGCGCGAACTCTCCGCTGGGCCTGCGCGGCCTTCCCGCTCGCGTCATCCTCATGGATGAGGTGGACGGATACGAGGAATCCGCCGGCACGGAAGGCGACCCGGTTGACCTTGCGAAAAAGCGATCCACTAAGTTTTGGAATCGCAAGATCGTCCTTACCTCAACGCCCCACATCAAGAACCTATCCCGCATCGAGCGGGCCTTTGACTCCAGCGACAAACGGTACTACTACGTGCCGTGCCCGCAATGCGGTGAGATGCAAAAGCTGGAGTGGCCGCGCCTCAAATGGAAAACCGAAGACATCGCCGTGAACTCACGGCCGCGCGTGGTCGATTGGTACTACGTCTGTGTCAACGGTTGTGAAATCCGCGAACGCTCCAAGCATGAGATGATCCGCAGCGGATCGTGGCGCGCCACCGCCGTGAGTCACGACGGCAAGACAGCCGGCTTCCATCTCAATGCGCTCTACGGCGTGGTCGATTGGTTGAACCTCATCCAGGAATGGCTCGAAGCACAGACATCTCTTGAGCGGATGAAGGTCTTTGTGAACACGAACCTCGCGGAGACATGGGAGATTCGTGGCACCGGCGCGAACATGACAGAGCTGGAAAAGCGCCCGCGCTTTGCACGCGAACCGCTTCCCTCCGGAGTTCTGTGGCTCACCGCCGGCGTGGATACTCAGGACAATCGCCTGGAATCTACGGTGTGGGGATGGGGCCTAGACGATGAACGCTGGGCCATCGAACACAAGGTATTCCCCGGCGACACATCGTTGCCCGAAACCGATCCGGCCAGCCCGTGGGCCGCGCTCCGTGAGTACCTGTTGGAAGATTGGGAACACGCCCTGGGCGTGACGATGCGCATCTCTACCGCGCTCATTGACTCCGCCGGCCACGCCACGGAACGGGTGTACGCGTTCACGCGCAAAAACGAGTTGCGCCGCTGGCACGCCATTGTAGGCCGCGCCGGCATCGGCAAGCCCTTGATTAGCTCCGGGAACCGCGTCGGCCCATATAAAACGCTGGTCTACACCGTGGGCACAGACACCGCCAAGGAAGATGTATTCACATCGTTGCGCGTCCACAATCCCGGTTCGCAATATACCCATTTCAGCGATGCGCTCGATGCTGAGTATTTCCGTCAACTCACTGCGGAAAAGTTCGTCATCACCAAAAAAGACTTTCAGACCGTTGGTAATTGGGTAAAAACCGGCGAACGCAATGAGGCTCTCGATTGCGCCGTCTACGCCCGCGCCGCTGTCTCCGTACGCCGCCCCGCCTTCCGCAAGATCGCTCGTAGTCTCTTCCGCGCGGCGGAAAAGATTCGCCTGGAGCGCGAGGCCGCCGGTATGCCGGCTCCCGCGCCAACCGAGGAATACATCGGATCGGATGGGGAATCAGTCGCAAGCGAAACGCCGTCCGATTGGGCACAGAAGACAGCCGATACGGCTGTGAAGTTGGCAGCGGTGCTCACCCAGGCAACGAAACCCGCGCCCGCGCGCCGCCGCTCTTCCGCCGCATCCCGGCTCCGCAACTTTGGCCGTACCCTCTAAAAAGAAATCACTCGGTATCGTGCTCGCCGTCACATATCGAGCTATGATTGCATAGTACGATACAAACAGATCAGAAAGGGGTCAAAGATGAGGTCTGAAACGTTACGGAAACTAGCACACGGAGGAAACGTTCGGCTTGTCTCCGCACTTGAGACGATGGACGCATATCGCAGACTCGCAGAGAAAGCCCTTGCGAAGGATGATTTCCTGGAAGCCCGAAAATACTATTCCGCTCTGTCTGAGCACGCTAGCGGCGTTTCAACACGGCTTTATCATCTTCAAAACAGACAAAACCGCGTGTCGGAATCGGAAGCGTGACATGAAAGACAAGATCACAGAACAGCAATACCTCGATTTTCAAGCCGCGTTCGATTTCTTCAACGCTCAGCTCTTTGCGGACACGCTCCCTCAAGTGCTGGTCACCTTGCAGCGTCACGCCAAGGCGCGCGGGTACTTCGCGCCGGAACGCTTCCACGGACGCGGCAACAAGGTTACCATCCATGAAATTGCCCTCAACCCCGATTGCTTCTGTGATGAGACAGACGAGCGCATTCTCTCTACCCTGGCGCATGAGATGGCTCACCTTTGGCAGCAAGCCCACGGCCGCGCGCCGCGCCGCTGCTATCACGACCGCGAGTGGGCGGGGAAGATGAAAGCTATTGGCTTGCAGCCCACCACGACGGGCGGTCCCGATGGCAAAGAGACAGGCCAGCACGTCACCCACTTTGTTGTGAAGGATGGCCCCTACGCCCGCGCCTATGCCAAGCTCAAGGCCAAGGGCCTCAAGCTCCGCTGGGAGTCACCCGCGCCCATGGCCGCCGAGGCCAAGGCCAAGAACGAAAGCAAGACAAAGTTCACCTGCCCATCGTGCGAACAGAACGCCTGGGCCAAGCCGGATGCCGTGCTGATCTGCGGCAACTGTTTTGAAGATGATCCCAGCGACCCGCAAACCATGCTGGCCAACGTAGCGTGAAAGTGAGGCGATGAAATGCAAGGACAGTTGCGAGCACGGATCGATTACGACGAACAGGAGAGAGTGTTTGTCGTAATCGAGAATGAAGACGGCACAGAGTTCGATGGCGAAGTTGGAACCATTTCTTTCTTTAGTCCCATCGGCTACCCAGGTGCTCTGAGTGGTGCGTACATAGAAACCACGATCAACGGCAAAGAAATGACTATTCCGGCCTATATAGTTCCTTAAAAGCTCTAAATTCGCGCTAAATCGCCAAGGTTGCCCATAGTCAAGTTATGGGCAACTTACTCAATCCAGCTACGCCGATCAACCAATTCTATGATTCCGATATTCCGCTGGAGCCCACCGACCTCCGCGCCGGCGATTCATGGAATTGGATGCGCGTGTTCCCCGATTTCCCCAGCGGACTCTACCAGCTCAAGTACATCCTCAACAGCGCGAACAACCGCTTTGTGATCGATGGAACGCTGGCCACGAACCCGCCCATTACCGCCGATAGCGACGGTCAATCCTTCGACATTCAAGCTCCCGCAACGCTCACCAACGGATGCCCGGCCGATACCTATCAGCTTGCGGCCATCCTGTTGGGCATTGCGGGCACCACGGCGGCCGGTGAGCAAGTCACCTTGCCGTTGCAAGACGTGTGCGTGTCGCCGAACCTGGCCGCCGCCACCGGCCCCGTGGATACGCGCTCCAACGTCAAGAAAAATCTTGACGCCGTTGAAGCGTGTCTCTTGGGCAACACCGACCCCAGCGTCTCTGAGTACATGATTAACGGCCGCCAACTCCGCCGTTTCCCCCGCGCCGACCTCATCAAAGAGCGTTCATTCTGGCGTGCTCAATACAAATCCGAACTCCGCGCCAAGGGTGAGTATGCCCCGCGCCGCGTAATAGGTTTCCGCTTCACAACGAGTCTGTAAGGGAGCCGCATGGCACACGTTGACATCATCAATCGCAGCATCGTTTCCCGCTTCCGTGGCGCTATCGATGTGTTCCTTGGCAAGCGTTCGCTCACTTCCGATTCAACCCTGGCGCAACTCGGCGGTTCCAACGGATACTCCGGCTTCCAGGCTGCAAAGCAGAACCGGATGAGCGTTGATTGGCCCTCCGCATCGCGCTCCGCCGACCAGGACTTAATGGTCGATCTGCGCAAGCTCCGCGCCCGCGCCCGCGATCAGGCCATCAATTCGCCTATTGCTTCCCGGTTCCTGGGCATGGTGCGCGCCAACGTTGCCGGCCGCCACGGCGTCAAGCTGGCGTTCAAGGTTGCCCAGGTACGCAAGAGCAAACAGAGCACCGGCCTCGATGAAAAGGCCAATGAAGAGTTGCGCCGCGCGTGGCGTGAGTGGGGCAAGAAAGGTTCTTGCACCGTCTGTGGCCGCTACTCATGGCGCGAGGTGCAACGGCTCATCACAGAGAACACAGGCCGCGACGGAGAGCAGCTTATCCGTAAAGTTTACGTGCCCAAAACCGTCAACCCGTTTGGCTTCCAGATACAGCTCATTGACGCCGATCAGCTTGACGACAATTACAACCTCATGGGACGCGCTGATGGCACACAGATTCGCATGGGCGTCGAGGTGGACGCCAACCAAAAGCCGCTGGCCTATCACATCTTTCAGGGCAACCCCTACGAGGCGTCGTTCGGCTCCTCCAACCGTGTGCGCGTTCCCGCCGATCAAATCATTCACTGGGTCATAGCTCACCGTACCGGCCAGACGCGCGGTTATCCGTGGATGGCTTCCGGAATGGGACAGTTGCGGATGCTTGACGGCTATTTCCAGGCGGAACTGGCCGCCGCGCGCATCGGCGCTTCCATCATGATGTCTATCGAGACAGCCAAGGACGCCGACCCCGACGCCGATGAAATTGAAGGCGACGGCGTCAACGCCGATGGCTCCAAGGCTATCGACATCGGCATTGGCAGCGCCCTTGACCTCACCGGCACCGGAGCCACGCTCAACAATCACACGCCCACGCATCCCACCAACGCTTTTGACGCCTTCACAAAGCAATCTGGCCGTCTTGTCTCATCCGGTTTCAACGTGCCCTATCACTCTCTGTTCAACGATTTGAGCGGCGTCAATTACAGCTCCGCGCGTATCGGCGAGATGGAGGTACGTGAGTTTTGGATGGAGATGCAGACCTCGTTTATCGACAACGTGACAGAGCCTATCTACGATGCGTGGCTCGGCGCTGCACTTCTCAATCAAGCTGTTGCGTTGCCCCTTTCGGATCGCAAGCGGTTCTGTGGTGAGTTCATCAAGTGGGAGCCGCGCCGCTGGCCGTGGATCGATCCATTGAAGGATGTACAGGCCAACACCTTGCTCGTGCAAAACGGTTTTGAGACGCACGAAAGCATCCTCAATAGCGTGGGCCGTGACTTGGAAGAAACCTACACGTCACTGGCGCGTGAGCAGGAACTTGC